CTGGCAAAAGTGTAACCATTAAACTTAGCTCTTACCCAAAAATCCCAATCCTCATAAACAGGAAGTTGTCTAAAACCGTCTAGTTTTTCATAAACAAAGCGGTGCATCATAGAGGTGACTACTAAGCCACAGGATTTACCCATAATGTATTTGGCTGTTATCTCTTTTGGAGAATCAACCAATTTAGGTTTCTCTATATGACCAAACTTTAAAACATTTGGATAGGCAATATCAACCCTATTGATAACTCTGCCACACTGCTCTATAAAGTCAGGAGCTAATTTATCATCAGCATCTAAAAATAAGAGTAGCTTCCCAGAAGACATTTTAACTCCAATATCACGAGCCTTAGCTACGCCGACATTACTAGGTAGCATAATAGAAGTAGCAAGAGCGTGAGCCCTAGGATCCTTGGAACAATCATCAACCAGAATAACCTCCTTCGGAGATACGGTTTGTGCTTTAATTGAATCCATACACGCAATAATTTGTTCGATTGGTTTGTTATAAGATGTTACTATGATTGATAAATCAGCCTTCATTGTTTTTTAACAGTGTTTTTCTTACCACCGCCATACTTTCTAACTACCGATTCATTAGTTGAGCGAGTAAACTTATGAATATCTATAATCATAGCTTCTAAGTTATCCACTCTCTCTACTAAGTCATTTAATGCTAAGGGTAATGCTCTTATCGCATCCCTAGTTCTTGGGTCTAACATTATCTTGTTCTCCTACTGATGCTCTTTTTACTTGTTAAATGTCTTCCTCCCTTAGTAGCCCAGGCTGGAGCATCTTGCTGGACTTGATTAAACGCCTCTAAGTTAAGGAAGAAATATTCCATAGCTGTAGAAGGATGGGAGGTAAAATCATGGATTGGTTTAACAATAGGCGTGGTTGCCTGTGAGTCTTCTTTTCTAGTTGGATAGCGATACATCTTAAAACATTCTAAAATAAACTCAGTCCTATGGTTAGCGTTAACTTCAATACCTTGCTTTAGGTATCTTTTAGTAATGTCTCTACGAGTAAGAAAATCATTTTGAGTTGTTGATTGAACGAATACTCCAGCTTTTTGTAGCTCTTCCATGGTGGTGGTAGATTTAACAAAAGATCTTTTTCTAACATCAGAGTCACCAAAGTGAATGGCAGGAGGTAGTTGTGCAATATCAGCAAAAGCTTTTAGGTCATCATCATTGTAAGTAAAACTAGAATCTATCTTCTTGCCAAACAAAGGGAAGTAGAACTGGATAATCTGTTGTTCATTCTGATAACCATCAATTAAACGAGCTTTGCCGTTAGCTGGGTTAATCTGCCAGAAGAGGAAAGCAGTACCATCTAGTCCATAGTCACCTGAACAATAAAGCGTTTGGTTAACCAAGTATGGGAAGTCCCCATAAGAAGCGTTCTCTATCTCTGGGTAAACTCTGCCTGTGATAGACAACTCCCAGTTAATCATAATCTCTCTGTTAAAATCTTCAACAGACCTACGCTCTCTCTGTTCTTGAAGCCAAGCTTTAGTTTTACGAGGGTCTAGGTGGTAGGGTAGAGTAATAAGTTTAATCTTCTCTCCATCCTTACCAAAACGAAGTCTCTTAGCTTTACCTGGCTTAATACCAGGCGTAGTTAAAACGATACGACAGTTAGTAGTATCAGCAGTTGATCCCCAAGCAGCAGTGTCATTATCCCAGAAAGCAAACTCATCAAGTAAGATAGCTCTTTGGCGACCACCACGTGAAAAGTTTTGATTGCTAGACTCACCACCGATAGCGTTACCATTATCAGGGTTAATCAAACTCATGTAAGTAAAATGCTTATCTCTATTGAAGCCCTCAGGCATAATAAAGTCTGGCAACCTAGTCACCATATAATCAATCTTACCGAATAATGATTCTTCTTTGTTCCCCACGACTCCACCCCTACGGTTATCAACGTAGTCTTCTTTACGAGAACCAATCAAGAAGTTAGAAGCTGGTTTAAAAAGCCACATCCAAATTAAAACACCAAGAGTTGTGTAGGTAGCACCCATTTCACGACATTTTTCAATAAAAACATCTTCACCGTTGTCTATAGCGTCAACCATAGTACGAATCATGCGTTTTTGGAAGCTAAATGGTTCAAATCTAAAGTGGAATGGTTCTATTTTAGGATTAAAGGTGTAAAGAAATGTCTCGAAGAAGTAAACAGGGTCTTCTTTTGCCCTTTCTTTCATCTCTAGGAAAGTTTTTTTAAGGTTTTTTTGTTCTTTAGGGGTTATTTGTGACAGTTCCATATATTTAGAATAACACACAGAGTGTTATTTATTCAATACTGTTTTATATTTCCTTTCAATAAACTCTGGACTAAAATTCTTTTTAGCTAAATTAAATGCAAAGCTTTTACTAGGAGGAAGACAAGCCCATTTATCTATTTTTTTAGCTAATTCTTCTATAGAAACAGAATAAACATCCAATAAAACTCTTGTTTGCAATTTGTGGGTTACTTTAGCTCTTACTAGCCACCGACCTGGTAATAAGCGATTATTTGGTGAAATATCAGGCATCATTACTGGAATACCAGACATTAAAGCCTCATTAGTTCCAAGTGAAAGACCACCATACCTTCTAGGTAAAATAAAACCATCAAAGTTAAGAAACAAATCAGAGTTCTTATCAATATTGCCTATACGATAAGTTACTCTCTTATCATCTATGATGTACTCTTCTGGTAGCTTGTGCTGAGAGTGAATTACTAATTCGTAGTTTTTAGTAGTTAAAGGAATAGCTTTAAGAAGATCCAAAGTACCATTACGATCACCAGCAGCAAGAGTACCAATAATGTGCAAAAATCTCTGTCTTCCTTTCTTTTTGAAATTAAGTATTCTTGCCTCTTCAAACTCTTCTGGTTCAATAGGTGGTGGTAATAAATAAACTTTGTCATCTCCAAACCTCTCTTTCATTTCTTCTAATTTCCAATAGCTAGGCATTAAAAACAAATCTGGTACTGGTAGCCAAGAAGCAAAGATATTTTCACAAAACTCATAATTAGTTTGAACAATTGTTTTAATACCACGCTCACGACAAGCATGAATAAAATAAAAATTATATGGGTTTTCTACAAACAAAACACTATCAACTCCATATAACCACTCGTTAATATGATAATTTTTAGGAAAACCTTTAGTGATCATTGAATCTTCTGGGTACCACTCTGGATGAAACTGTTTGTTCTTTGAAAAGCCAGTAGAATCAACAATCATCACCTTGTCTGGTTTAAGCATTTCGTAAAGTCGTTTAGTTTGAATACCTATGCCACCATTATTGGCAAAAACTACCAAACCTGTTCTTTTACCCATTTATGATCATCCTTCCTGCCATCAAGATTGTAACTTCTTTTGATTCCACCTTCTGGATGATAAATATGAACCTTCCAGTCGTTCCAACCTTCAAGTCCTTTATCAAGACATTTATTGATTAGTTGACCATAAGCAAAATCCTCAATAAAGCAATTAGATCCAGGTGAAAACAAATCCATTATCTCTCTATACTTCGCTGTACTAGCAAGATGTGGTCGCTGGCTCCATTGAAATGTTTTTATAAAATCATCTTCTACTTTGCCAAACATTAAATATTCATGTTCTTTTGGAATAAGCTCTTCAAAATGAAAGCGAATAACGTTAGATTTACCAGATCTTATGTAATCCTTGCACTTTTCCCAATCAATTGTCCTATCAGGCGTTAGTGGCGTATCATGCTCTACATAAAGAATCATTGGCACCTTTATATGTTCAAGCACCACGTTCATCATCCCAGACTGATGAATATGCTTATCAAAGATAACGGGCAAAATGTTCTTATATTCAAAGTTGATCTTCCAAAGCAGTCTCTTTTGAAACTCCTCATAATCAGCTCTTCGATCTTCTTGCTCTTCTCTAACCCCATCCATTGTTATTATTATTGGAGCATCTGGATGGTGAACTCTAATTGAATTTATAGTCTCTTCAATCATTGCTGTATCTGGATGTGATTGTATTGGCGAAACTGGTATAACAACCGCAATCTCTTCTTCTTTAACTCCCAAGTCTTGCTTAATTCTCTCCTTTAATTGATATTTTTTATTTATCCACCAAGCCATGACTTTATTATTCATATTAGGATAGTCAACGCTTTTCTTAATTAGCATTTTTAAATCAGCATAATCAGTAAAAGTAGGAAAAGCTAAATCACTAAATAACTTTACAAAATAATTTGATCTAAAAGATTGAAGTGGCTTAACATCATCAGCTATAGGACAACAGCCAGCCTCTAATGCCTCATAAAATCTAAAAGTATCTACTGACACTGCTCCTGGAGGACAAGGAGCTGTTTTAGATGCTGCCAAATTAGTAAGATATTCTGTTCTACACAAACCCCTAGCAAAACCATTAGTTTCTTTTATCCATCCATTATCTAAAGGTCTTAGTTCCTCTGCCATCATTTTTCTACGAGCATGAGTAATTTGACCAGAAAAGAACCAATTCATTGTTTTTGGTTTAATTCCAATCATTTTTAACTTATGACGAGTTCCTGGTGGATAGCCCAAAGGAAAAAAGTAACCGCCATTGCCATACTGAGAATAAAGAATCATGTTTGGATGTTTTAGTTTATTTACATTAAACTTACATTCTTCATCACTGGTAATAATAACTAACACTTTTTCAAATTTATTTAATTCCACATTGATTTCATCGGTCACATCCCACTGGTAAGCTCCAGGAATTACAAAAACCATTCTATCGGTTTCTGGAATGTCACTAAAAATGTCTTTAATAAACTCGTGATCCCAATAACCAGTAGCAGGAACATCCTTTTTTACTGATAAATAGATAATTGGTGTCATTATTTTAGTTTTCACTCGAGGAAGCCCTTTCTTTGGTACCAAAACAGGCTTATTCATAGTAGAGATGAACCTCATGTTGATAATCTAACAGCGTTTCAGTGTATCCAAGGTCTTTTATCCAATTTCTCAGGTCATACTGGTAAGTTCCATACTGTCTAAACATAAATTCTGGATGAAGTGATAGCCAAATCTTTGGGTGATGCTCTCTTAGGGTTTTTTCAGCTCCACGAAGAACGTTCCACTCAGAACCTTCAACATCAAGTGAAAGTGCTGTTGGAATACCAGTGTTTATAACCATGTCATCTATTTTAACTTCTGGAGCATTTCTATCTCTAAGTTCCATAAAACCATGATTTTCAGTGATTTCTCCATTAGCGTGTGGTGGAAATCCAGTAAATATAATCTCATTAGTGGTTCTATCAGAAGCAAAACCAACATAACACATTGGTGATGCTAAATCATTAGCCTCCCAAATAGCTTTAATATTAGACCAAACTCTTATTCCAGGTTCAAATAAAATAACTCTTGATCCCCATTTTTGACATAAGGCTGGCATATCACCTTCTTCTGCACCTATATAATATAGAATATCGTCTTTACCCAAATGCTCGTGCATTGAGTCAAGTCGTTTTTCCTCCCAAGGTTTAGCCCATTGTTTAGCTCTATGCTCTGGAAGTATTAAATCCCACTTTCTGTTAACTCTTATTGATTTCATTGATGACATCTAGTATCTCCTTTGCTCGGTTAGTATAATTAGCGTTTTTCTTAACGTATTCGTGACCAAGTTGCTGGATTCTTTTTCTGTCATTCTCTTGCTTGAGCCACATATCTACTTTAAGCTTAACATCGTTTAAATCTCCAGCCTTGTAGACTCCAAACAAGTTGGTTGGGAGATCATCTACTTTAGGGTGTAAGAGAAAACCGCCCCTGCCAAGGGTCTCGGTTACTCTATCTGACCAATATCTTGGTCTTGATCCGAAACAGCTGTCTCCAACCACTACCTTAGTTGAGGCATACAAGACGTTTAAGTCGTGTCCCCTTACGGTTCCAAGACCGTCTCCCCCATAGTGACCGAAACGGGCTCCATAGGTTTTTTGTAAGAACTCAACTAAGGCGGGTCTAAAAGGATACTCGGGGTGATAGCCCTTTGAACCAACAAATATAATTTCATGTGGGAATCTAACTGGGTCTGGTGCTGCCATATAGCAACCACGCTCATCTACGCCCGGTTTAAGATAAGTCCAGTTAAGATTATGTTTCTCATAAAGCTCTACTGCCTCAGGAGAAGCATCAGCCATAAACATGTGATCTACTTTCCAGGTAGCTTCTACTCCGACATCTTTTTCTCTCTCAAGCCAAGCCCATCTATCAAGATGAACTGAGATTACTGGGATACCTTGTCTTTTAAAACTAGCAAATAATTCTTCTAACTCTGGTATCTCCCAACCATGTGTATGAGAATACACAAGTAAATCT